CGTTAAACGGCATGATGTGAATGCGGTCTACTGGCTTACCAGCTGTACGGCAACGCTCATAACAGCGGCGACGACGGTGGCCTTCAACGACCCAAACACCACCCTCATCGCGTGCGATAACTTCAAGCGGAGGAACAGAACCACCGTTCATCAGGTAGGTGAACAGTTCGTCGTCTGCCTGGATAGTGCGTTCATCGTCGTCATGACGCTTGTTGAAACCCGCGCGAACGTGGATATCGTCGAGACTGATAAACATCCCGGTATCAGTGCGCTTGATAGTCCCGTCTCGGGACATCTGCTTGAATGAGTTAGCCATCAGAGCGCCACCTCGTTATTGAGGCAAATGACCACAGCAGGCAATTCACGTAATTCACGCTGCGCTTCCAGTAAATGCATATTGGTTGGCGTTTTGGTGTGGCGTTCTTCGATACGGTCACACTCTTTGGCCCAGCTGGTTACGTCTTCACGAAGAGTAGCGTTCTGCGTGGCCAGCTCTTTGCGCTGTGCCATCGCTTCACAAAGAGCGACGCTGGTATAGTCCAGACGGTTAGCCAGTTCGGTCATGATCCCGCGATAAGCCGGGGGGAAGGAGCGGGGCCGCTTTACGGGCAGCGTCGATCAACTGCTCTCTGGTCATGCGTGGTTGTAACTCGGTGACGGTCTGTGCGTTCATCATGGTTAGTTTCTCCGTTATATAAGCGTCCTGCACGACGCTGAATTTTTGGCCTTACAACTTAAAAGAGGCCGCCTTGGTCTTTTGGGGAGGTGCGTTTTCGCTTAGTGATTTCAGCTTTTGTTACCTGCTTGTCTGCCCAGGCTTTCGCATGCCGCATCACATCATCGAAAATTGCTCCTTTTTTGCTGGCTTGCGACATACGCTTATATAAATCAATCGCTTGCCATGCCCCCCCCTGAGCCACCGAAGAGGAAAAGCCTTGTTTAATCAGCAGTTCCTTAACGTTTTTCTCAATAAATTCGAGGTGGTTCATCAGTCCTCCAGTGGAAAATCCGCTGAATTTTGGTTGCACGAATCCCGCGCCTGACGGCGATAAAAACATTTTGGGTTCGCTTTAATAAGCACCCAGGGTAGGGCGCTTAATGAAGCGGGCGACTGCCATCGCCGGTTAGTTCTCCACACAGCTGGAAGCGCACTCCAACGTTTCACACCTGTCACCCATAACTGATGGATTGAGGAATGCGCTTTCAGCTGTGAAAATGGGCGGTCGGCATTAATGACATTCACAACTACCGACCGCCAAGACTACACACAGCTTTCGTTACTACGGGTTACCACGCTGGCTACGTGATTTGGTTGTGGTGGCCGGTGCTGATCTCCGGCTTGCTTTGTCTACGCACTTAATGGTCGGTGACTGC